AGAGCTGGGCTTAGGCGGTTATCTAATTCCAACAGAGCCAACAGAGAGCGAGAGGGAGAGAGTATGAATACAGAATATACCTTGTCTGAACTCACTATGAGCGAAATGGTGAGAGAGGGCTATCAGGTGGTATTGGAAGAGAAGGAAGATACCGCTTGGGTTAAAACTATTACGATTACCGATAGAGCTGGTGTCGCTAATACCTATTGGTTGTATTGGGATATGGGAGACGGCTATCGGTTAGAGATTTGTAATGGTATCGGTCTGCCTGATTTAGCTATGCGCCCTGAGTTTGAGTATGTCCTTGATAGCCTAACGGAAGAGAGGCAATAATGAGTAATATAACTATGCAATATCAACTACCAAAGGGCGTTGAGTTAGAGGTGGTTGATTACGATATAGAGAGAGAGGATAGACAAGATAGTGCCTTCTATACTGATAACGATATAAGCCTGATAGCTCGCTTAACCTATGGTGGCAGAGAGTATGGCATTTATTGTGTCGGTGAAATGCGTATTCACTACAAGGACAGAGTGATTAGATACAGCAGCGATCTTAAAGAGGTAGATATAGAAAACGATACCGACCTAAAAAAGATAGAGGCAGAGGGCGGAGAGTGGATTAACAACTCCTGGTTTGAGGTGGAGGATTACACCACAGGAGAGTTCACTCAGGAGGTATATCACGAGGTAAAGGAAGCGATAGAAACCGTAGCTAATTGGATAACAGAGGAGGTTAAAGTATGAAAGCTACCCCGGTTATTTGTGGTGAGTGCTTGATCCCGGTATCAGAGTGCTGCCATAAATTATATATATTAGATGAGTTAGAGAGAGATGCTAACCGGCTAATACAACTAGCGAAAGAGAGAGAGGAGATGAGTAAATGAAAACCTATGAGGTAAATATAACTATCACTTCCAATGGACAAGCAAGGGTGAAAGCCACCTCACTAGAGGAGGCGTGGAAGCAAGCAAACAACCTGACTATCGGTGATTATGAAATGATAGATGGTAGTGAGGACAAGGTAGAGATAGTGGAGGTGAGCGTATGAAAGAATTATGCCAATTCTGCGGGTGGGAGATAGCAAGAGTGGACTGGTATCACCGATACAACGGCAAGCTAATCTGCGATAACTGCGTAATGGATACAATGAGCGAGAGAGAGAGGGAGAACGCAAGATGAAAGTTAAACAGGCACTAGAACTGTTAAATGATCTACCTTTGGAAGCTGACTTGGCTATTCAATGGTATACAAAAGAGGACATAGAGACCAACTTAGAGAGAAAGATAACGAGAGAGGTTTGGGAAGATGTCTGCGAGTATGCTTGTGATGAACCGGATATGAGAGATTTCTCTATCCCATACCTACTAGAGAAGATGGAGAGGGAAGATGGGTAATATAGTGGAGCTATTCAACGATCAAGAGAGGCGTATTACCTTCTATGAGGTATCAGATAGCCAGGACATAGCCATATGGGGCGGAGAAAACCCCATAGAGGCCTTAAAGTGGTATCGTAATAGTCCTAAAGGAAGCAAGGTAAGGGTATCTGAGTGGCTAACCACCGAAGAAGATGCCAAACCAATCGTAGATGGCGTGGAGATAACCCCACTAGTCCTTGCTACAATAGCTGACTGTATAGAGAGATGGAGTAAATGAAAAATACACACAGAGTTAAAGCTGCTGCCGATCAAGCAGTTCGCCAACGTAATTACCGACGAGCGAGAGAGAGAGCGTTCACTAGGTTAGCTAACGCTTTCCCTGATATTTATCGTGCCTACTTGGAAGAGGAGAAACTATCTGATGAAAAGATGGGTAAGAAATGGCTTGATATTGATGGCAACACTAGCCTTACTGACACAAGGTCATCATAAATTATTTCCACCTACCACAGTAGGTAGAATACCTGATGGCGTAATAGAGAATAGGAAGGCAACGCAAGATGAGAAGAACCACAATAGAAAGATCGCAAAGGCCTACGCTCAGGCTGGTTGGGGCTGGAGTGGGAGAGAGAGCGAGTGCTTACTCGCCCTTTGGACCAGTGAGAGCAGGTTTGATAACTACGCAAAGAACCAGCGAGGATCAAGTGCTTACGGAATTGCTCAACTCCTTGGAGAGAAAGATAGTAGAGCTGAGTATCAAATCTTGCGAGGTCTTAAATATATTTCTAAGCGATACGGAACACCTTGCAAGGCGCACAGGTTCTTCCTCACGCACAGATATTACTGATAGTATCTAACTCTTAGGTCGGCTCTCTCCGATCTATCTAAAGATAGCCCTACCAACCCTTCCTGGTGGGGCTATCTACTTTTTTCTAATCCAATACTGGTCGTTAATAACTAGTGTGTCCAGCTCAGCCTTGTGTCGCTCAGTAAATAAAAGTATGCCAGGGCGAGGTGTCTTAGATGGTGGAAGATTACGACCCCAAGTGTAATCATCAAAAGCCATAACACCGCCGGACTTTAGTAGAGGCCAGCTAAGTTCAGCATCCATCAGCACACTAACTGCTGTGTGGTCTGCATCAACATAGATAAAATCATATGCACCTATAAAGTTATCTCGTTGTCTAATTAGATACTCAACAGTATCACTGACCACAGACACAACAGATAGCTTCTCAATCTTCTTCTTGTACTCTATCTCAACTGCGCTGAAGTCCATCTCGGCGTGGTCTATCTCATCACTTCCCCGCCAAGTATCAACATCAATTAGTATTGAACTCTTATCAGTTAGTATGTTGTTGCATAACCATACGCTGGCGTCCCCTGTGTATACACCAAGTTGTAAGAACCTTAGGTTAGGTTTACCTGCATACGCTGATAGGTAGGTAGTAAAATTATTCTGTGCGGTTTGTGCAAACCAATTTGGATAGTTCATTTGTCTGTAGTATAAAAGCCACTACCTTTAAAAGCAATAGAGGGTGGAGAATAGATACGCCTGAGTGTAGCACCACAGGTTGAACACCTATAGTTTTCTTCAGGCGCATTAACAGATCTTTCAATACTGATAGTCTCATCACCACCAGGACATTCATATTCGTATATCAAAACAGTATCCCATCTTCTAGCTTTAAGAACCCCACTAGTTTAGTACGACTAGTCTTGTTAGCAAACTCAGTGGTAATAGGTAGCCACTTATCCTCCCACTTAGGCTGAGGTATTGTGGATAAGTTAAAGCCCCATATACCCTCAGGTGTGGCGTTGATATACCAAGGAGTGAGTGATCTAATTCCTGCTGCCATAATTAAACCCTGATACTTACTCTCTTCAATAAGTAGATCAGGGTAGTGGGTCTTGCGGGATTTTAATTCTATAAACATCTTATGTTCTAGTGATATGCAATCCCAATTGTCAAACTCTTCCGACTTCTCTAAGTCTGAGTAGTAAAACTCCTTGAGATAGTCTAAAAGTTCCGGTTCTTTTAACTCTATGCCCAAGGAGTTTCACCACCAAGTTTATTCTGCAACTTACGCAAAGCTGCGGTAGACCTGCGATCAGCAGTGGATGTAGCACACTCTAAGTACTGGCCTATTTGTTGAAGAGTAAAGTTATCGTGGTATCTCATCTGCAATATGGTCTTATCCTCTTGCCCTAACTTCAGATAACACTTCTTAATATCTATTAGGATAGCCAGCAGGTTGCCACCCTCAGCAGGAGTTGACTGCTTACGAGGTGTGCCATCGTTGATCATCTCTTGTGCTTGTTCAAGGACTGTGCCATTAACAATGGAAGCAATAACAAATGGAATTAGTTGGGCAATAATTGTTGTATCGTAGAAGGCTTCATCACTTGTCTTGTACCCAGCCTTGCGAGCCTTCTCTTTACGAGCATATCTTTCTGCAACTCTACGCATTTGATAGGCAATACGTCTTTCATTCTGTTCACGCTTATCAGGATTAGGTTCATTAAGTAGATCAGTAAACTGTTGACCACGACCAATAGCCCACAGATAACACTCTTGCCTTACATCTTCAGTGTCAACCCATCCTTTAAACTTACGAACAATAACGTAAGTAACTGAAGGTACTAACTCATAAAGAGTTGGGTGTAATTCAGGTGTCATTTCTTTACATACAATTCTTCAATCGTAAGTATCCAAGCCTCAAGTTTTTTATCAAGATAATCTAACTTGCGCTCTATCTTGCGAAACTTAGAACGTTTGGTGAATAGATCTTTAATCTTCCAGTAAATTATTCGCAGTCTAATGTTTGCACCTCAGGCCAGTTGCCATCTAATACCATCATTGCAATAGCTGAATAGTTAAGTAGATCCATAAAAGAATCTCGTAATGATTCATTACTTGGCTTAACATTAGAGTCTACTAAATTATTTATACGAGCTATCTTGTCCCACATACGCACTCTTAGCCCATTGATAGGACCACCGGGTGATCTTGCTATATTTAATGGACCGTAATCGTGGTGCTTACTGATAAGTAGATTACCTGCTGCATCCATAACAGCCCACATACTGGCGATGAACTCATCATCTACTCTCTTACCTTCGGTGGTGCTATCTCTATTGTTCCTTTGACGTAATCTATCTTGATTATAGAGATCCCTGAGGTCGCCAACCATTCTGCTAGTACCATCAGATCTGAGTTCTTCATACATTAGGTACTCCAATTGTCCGTTTTGTCTCTTCTATACCCTTTGCTAAGTATAAGTCATTGAGGTCTAGTCCAGCAGGTAGCGACACGATTGAAGAGTTCATTACCTCCTGAGCTACTCTCCTTGAGAACTCAGCCCCAGGATTAGTGCCATCATCTTTAATATCATTATCACCAATAATATAAATCTTGCCATAGCCAGTAAACATCTTAGTAAAGTGTGGCTTCCAAGCAGCAACACCAGGAACTCCAACTGCTGGTATACCTAGTACCGCAGAACAAATGATCGTATCTAACTCACCCTCACAGACTGCTATGTACTCACTAGATACAATGATGTCGCTAACATTATAGAGATGACCCTTCTGACCAAGTGGTGCTCCATACTTAGGCTTGCCATCATCTAATCTTCTAAACTTAAATCCAACACAGTGTCCAAGCACAGTTATATAAGGTATGGATAGCCAGCCCTGATAGTTCTCGTGGGTTGCAAAAGGTTGCTTTATATAACCTAATAGGAACTTATCAGCTATCTCTTTAGAGATCCCACGACCTGCGAGAAACGCTACCGCTTCTTCGCTTAGATCCTTGTTGTACTGAACCGCCGCTTCCAGTGACGATTTCAATTGCACGGGCGAGAGCATCTTTAAACTCCATATTCTCTTTGATACTAATAATGTTTACTGCATTGCCACCCTTACCGCAGGTATGACAAAAGTATAGATTCTCCTGCGTATTTATTACTGCACTTCTTCTACTGTCGCTATGCAATACACACCTTACAGAGCAAGCCCTACCTTCTCTTACCTCACCGCCATAGTGGGCAACTATTATTCCAATGGGTATTGTGTTCGCATCGGTTCTGCCATTGCGAAGGCTAGGCTTCCTACTCCTGGACCAGTCTGATGCTGACATCCACAATCCTCCTTACATTTCTTGTGCATAGTAACAGCACGCTTGAACTGACCATTCTTATTCAGCTCACCGCCTGACCTACATAGATCGCAGATCATTCCTCCTCCTTTACCTCTTCCTCTACTACCACCTCTTGTACTGGTTGTAGTATTTCTGTTGTAGTTATTACGCCTTCTGGTGTTGGTGTCATTTTTGTTACCGTTATCTTTCCCCATCTCTTGTGAGATGGCATATAGGTTTTCTTACCTGCTCTTATTGGTCTTCGTTTCCAAGTTCCAATGCCGTCAAACAGATTAAGATTTGATTTTCTCATCTGTAATTCCTTTAGCGTATTCAATACCAGCTTTAAAGCCAGCATCATAACCCTCATCAAATGATGAGTTCTTTGCCTTCTCTACACCAGCACTTTGCAATCGCTTGCGGTTCTCTGGTAGTCCTATTTTAGTTCCAGTAAAAGTTTTATTATACTTAGTAATCAAATCATAAATGTCCATAGCTATATCATAATCATCTTTATCTTTTTTCATAATAGATACTACTTCACTAGCTAAGCCTGCGTTCATTAACATTAATTCTCCCATACTACTGTAAAACTTTCTTCAAATTTCTTTTGATTTAATGAACCATTTTCATTCCAATAACTATTAATACCGTGCTCCTTTGCTAAGTAACAATCTTTACTGCAATAAAGAACTTTAGTTTCTTTACTTGTATACCATTCACTATTGGCTCTTGTGTAATGGCAATTACTACAAGTAAGCATTTGAGCATATAGTTTCATTATTGTTTCTCCTCCAACCATTGTGTTAGGTCTTGGATTACCCAAGTCTTTTCTATTCCTGCGTTTCTTCTTTTGTATAGTACATAAGATAAAGGCTTATTAATGCCACGATGCTTAGCGTAATTAACAGCTTCTGTTTGCGCTTCATCCCAAAACTCCTTCAAGTTTAACTTCTTAGTATTCTTTAATTCAAAGATGTAGGTTTGACCGGCAACTATAACTACTAGATCTCCCTCATCCTCTGCTCCTGATAAGCGCAAGCGTTCAGCTACTGCGCCCATCTTCCTAAACCATTTCATTACATCTACTTCAAACTGAGAACCCTTTTGTTTATTGTACTTGGCTGTCACTTAGTAGGGCATCCCTTCTATACATACGACCATACTCATCTGCATCACTGATCTGACACACAGAGTAGTTTACAAATAAAGTAGCAAAGTCTGAGCCATCTGCTGTATGTGGTCCAAACCTATTCTTAACTGGTGCAACCTTTAAAGTTTTGTCTAAAGGATCAAAGCCAAGGGTAAGTATTAGTGCTGGTAGTTGTGAGACCTTACCGTGAATAGCCCTGCGGTGAGGTGGGAAGTTAGTCTTGCCATACTCAGTTTGTTCGCTGACGTGGTGTAAAACCATCACACAGGCTTCGGTCTTACGAGCCATATCGTGGAACTCCACCATAATAGCTCGCAGTCCTGCCCACTCATTATCAGTTTCAGCAGCCACATTCATCAGGTTATCAATCACAATCAACTCTGGTGGAATACCAAAGAGTT